TGTTTTCCAAAAGCACGACGTACTTCATCACGGATTTCTGAAGCAGCGTTCTCAATTGAGTTAAACAAAGAGAAAGGAATTAGAGTTCCAAAGGTAGGTCTCATAACTCTTTCTCGGATTGAGGTACCCAAAACAGACCTAACTTTGTCTGCCCAAATTTTTGTCTGGTCAGTAGTTGTTCCTACTTTACCGAAGGAGTCAATAGAGAAAGGAAGCGAAATAGCTCTTTCGTTTGCCATTAAACTGCTACCCACCTTCTTGGGACGACGTTATATCCTGTTACGCTCTGGTTTGTCATAGGCGTTGGGTTACTTAGTTTATATCTTGTAACCGTGTTTACACCTGATGTAATGGCTGCAGTTAAGTCCACTGTTGGCACCATCCCAGCATTGGATGGCCTAACAGCTGAAGGTTGGTTTGCTCCTGAGCTGTCTACCACGCAATTAAGTTCAACTTTGTATTTACCGTCTGCGTTTACAGTATGAACAACGTCAGAGATAACCCAATACCCGTCACTCTTTTCTCCAGTTCCACGTATCTCTATTGTTCTCCAAGGAGCAATACGTGGGTCACCTTGTCCATGACCATAGCCAGGAGTAGTAAGTCTGCCAAGTTGAGCTTTTGCATTTGCCAAACTTTGAGAACTTAAACCGTCGGTAACAACAACACTTGTGTCAATGTCATAGAACAAAGGCTCTTTATTTTTAGAACGCAAAGCTTTACCCACAGCACTTGGATTAGCTGTAGTTTTGTAAAGCTTTCCTGTCAACGGGTCTACTCCACCTAAGACTTTTGTTGCTTTGCTATTACCTTGGAACTCACCTAGGTCTCCTTGCACAGATTCAAAGTGGTCCAGTGTTTGGGAAGAGAACTGGTTCATTGGTGTAACTGTTTGGTCTAAAAACGCCATTACGGGCATAACTGTTAGTGATTTATTTACCATTACATCAATTGGATGAAAGTGCAGTTCTACTCCAAAAACTTGGCAAGCATAACCAATTCGTTTTGCCAGCTCTTGTAGCTTTTCCCATTGCGAATGTCCTGAAAAAGATAGCTGTGGAAACCTAACCTCTGATTGAGTAACAACTGGCTGTAGCTTATTTAGCACAGCTATCTCAGAAGCAACTTCGCTTGCTGTTACGTTTTTCCAAATCTTGTGTAACTTTTCTTTAAGTGGAAAAGAACCACCAGAACAAGTTATGGTTAAAGGTCGTTGAATAGCCGAAGAAGTTGGGTACTCTAAGTCAGTAACATACCCAACAAAAGTTCCTGAAGCAGTATCATTTGACCAATCAATTTGAACAGCCACTCCTGAAGAGAAAGCTTTTAAATAGTTTATGTTCAAAGAACTATAAAAGATTTGAGCTGTGTCGTGATGTCCCATTTTTTGGGTTAAAGTAAATGAGTACGGCGTTTGGTCAAACCCTGGAAAATCGGGGAAAGTTACTTGAAACGCATTGCCATATCTATTTTGGACTTCTGGGTCACGCATGTGGTATCCGTATCTGCGTTCCAGGAGCAATAACTGTTGGGTCAACAATCTCTGGGTTAATGTCTAAGATTTTGTACCACAAAGTAGAGTTGTACAAAAACTTATTTGCTAAATTATCTAGACGGTCATTTTCTACCCACTCATACATAAAGTACTTTGTAGTGTACGAAGGCCAAGTTCTAAACACAGTTAAATTAAACTGTTGTGTTCTTGCATCCATAGCTTTAAAAATTTTTCCATCTGCATAGCGGCTATCAAGAAATATCATAGTTATTTAACCGCCTTAATTGTGTCTGTTGGGTTGGACGATTCAGGTGCGTAGTAGGTTGTATCAAAAGCATCAGGAGAATCGTAGTAACGTGTGCATACCATGTTTACGGTTGTAAGTGTAGGCACCATTCGTTCATTGAACATTATGTGCTTAATGTCTAAGGAAGAAACACGCACTAAATATCTAAGTCCATCTCCTAGATGTAGCTCCATAGGAATTGGTTGCAACCAACCACGGTCAGCAGTAAGCCCGTTTAAACCAGACTCATATTGTGCGTAGTAGCCACCCATAGCTCTAAACAAGTACTCCATGTCGTACATGGTTCCACGCTTGTAAATCATTGCTCGTTCCTCAAAAGAAGGTTCACCAGACATTGGGTAAGGACTTCTTAGCTTTTCCGCATTTGGTAACACAGGAACTACCTGTGTACCAACAGCTGGATACCGAACTTGAGTGTAAGCGTAAGGGTCGTAAGCATTGTTTCCAATGTCAGAGGCGTAAGTATCTGCAGCATACGAACCGTCATCTAAAAGAATGTTCATATCGTCTATTCGGTTTAGTAACAAACTAAAGCTGATGGTTCCTTTCATAAGGCCCACAGCAACTCCAGTCATTCCGTTTGAATCGCTTTGAGCATATTCTGGAGAAAACGCATCAACGATTCCCCAAGCCATAGAGATGTCAGTTGGGTTGTACAAAAATCTAAAGCCGTAAGGTTGTTCAGACCTTTTTAATCCTTTAGTCTTTTTTGGTTGCATAATGTTTGCGCTTGCAGCAAACACTTTGCTCATTTGAATAGAGCCTCTAGATGGAGTTGCATTTTTCCAAGCAGCTCTAGCATTTTGAAAAGTTGGTGATGAAAGAACTTTTTTATCTGTAACTGCATTTCCTTGAGGACCAAATGGGTTCATGTAAGCACTACGCAACATTGGTATGTTGTACTTGTATACCAACTCATCTGCACTTGGCTGTGGTGGAGGAACAATTCCACTAGAGTTACTAGAACCTCCACCGTTATTGCCGTTTGATTGACTTTGATGTTGGGCAACGCTTGAGGAAATATGGGATGTTGAAAGGTGTGTTAACTTGTAAATGTCGCTTTGAATTGCGGCAAGCTGGTCAGCTGCAGTTTTGTACTGCGCAGCATTAGTTGCTTTAAGTTTTGTATTAGCTGCAATTTCGTTTGTCCAAGCCAACATAGTTTTAGCTTGACCAGTAGTTGGCGTTGCAGAACCGTATGGCTTTAAAGCTGGGTTGTAAGATTTGCAAAAGTTAATTAAAGCAGCTTGGCTATCTGCAATAGCGTTATCAATAGCTGTTCCAGCATTCTTAAGATTATTTTGAGCAGCGATTAAATCTTTCTGTCGTTTCTTAAGGGTAGCAAGTTTTGCGTCAGCATCTGCTTTGGCTTTTGCAGCCGCTATTGCATCATTTGCAGCTTTGGCAACATCAGCTAATAGTGCTTGGTCTCGTCGTTCTTGCGCAGTTACTCCTGGCTTCCATCTTCCAGCCATTAACGTCGTCCCCTCTCATGTATTTGATTATCTTTTTCAAGATACTTCTTTATTGTTTTAGCAAAAGCTTCAGCTTCCTGTTGGTTAGCTTGTTGAATTTGCAAAGTTACGTATACGTTTTTAGCGCCAGAGTCGGAACTAGTTACTGACGCAGGCATCTGTGTAGAGGTAACTGTGTTAGTAGAAGCAACGTTTATAGCAGTATTGAAACCACCCGTTGGTCCACCTTCAATTGCCCCAAGACCTAAGCTAGCTCTGCGTTGTGCTGCTGAATCGCTCTGGTCTTTTGGACGTTCAAACTTACGCATAAACAAAGCGGTAGCATCTACAACGCCAATTTTATCGTTCTGTAGTTGCTTCCACATTCCACCATAGGTTTTCATTTCTTTTAATAGGAACATCTTTTGAGCTTCAAGGCTGTAAGGGTCTAGCTTTTTAGCTGCAGCAAACTTCTTTAAGTTGTCTAGTCGTCCTAAGTGCCATTGAGCAATACCGTTAGAGGTACCGCCATCACCTGGGTTATTTGTTTTTAATCCAGACTCAGCAATCAAGTTAGCAATAACTCCCGTAGCACCATTTGCGCTAAGGCCTTGAGAAACTAACCAGCTGTGCAACTCTTTTGCACTAGCCTTTACTCCAGACCCCACATTGGCAGGGGTTACTGAGCCTGAAGAACCAGAATCATTTTGTCCTTTAGAGCCCTTCTTTGCATACGGATTGTAGGTCTTAGGGTCAACAGGAGTCTTTCCTTTACGAAGTTCAAAGTGAAGATGAGCACCACGCACACGACCTGAAGCTCCAGACTTTCCAATCAAGTCACCAACTTTTACTTCCTGTCCAACACGAACTAGCTTTTCGTTTAAGTGACCATAAATAGATGAGTAACCATCGCCATGGTCAATTTCTACAGAGATACCTAAATCTCTACTTGCGTTACGTGAAATAACTGTTCCAGCAAAACGAGCATGTACTGGTGTTCCAACTGCCATAGGAGTATCTTCACCTGTGTGGTAGTTTAAAGCGCCAGTCATTGTTGTCATCGTTGGGTCTTTTGCTCCAAACCCAGCTCCAATAGAAATTACATTTGAAGTTGCTGACATTGATGCGCCAGGAACAGGCATAGCCATAGGCTGTGAACTTGCCCCGCTCATTGAAGATGGGTTTACAACACCACCGCTAGATGAAAATCCGTCTGTCGGTCCTCCAAATAAGAACCCTCCAATAGTTCCAATTGCTGTTGCTGTTCCAAATGCAATCTGTCCACCAACAGGAATCGCATTAAATACTGCAGCAGCTCCTGCAGCTCTTGCACCCCACTTAAGAGCACTTCCTGTACGGTGTCCAAGGCTTCCCTTGTCGGTGTGCTTTTCAATTTGGTCACCAGCAATGTCACCAACAATTGCTGCTCCTCCGCCTTTAACTAAACTCTTCGCACCCTTTGCTCCAGTCTTTAGAACATTTCCTGCTGTCTTAGCGGTACCAGAACCTGTAAGAGCTTTTAATCCTTTGTATGCCAAAACATTTTGAGCAATGTTGGTTCCACCAGCAACGAGAGAGCTAAACATTCCTGTAACGCCACTGCCAGATTTAGTTCCAGTGAACGTCTGCATTGCACCCTTCATTGCAAGGATGAGTTCAGGCGTGTGTTCTAATGCTTTGTTTAGTTTTTCTATAGCCCCAGCAGCAGTTTCTGCTCCCTTCATCAATCCCTTTTCAGATTTTTGAGTAAGGCTTTCTTCAGATTGATTAATTTTATAAAATGGGTTTAATGGGTTTCCACTAGTGTCAAACTTGGTAAGTTCACCGCTCTTACCTGCAGCGATGTTACCCATTGATGCTTTCATCAAACGAGCTGTCTCACCTGTGATGCCCATTGTAGATAGCTGGTAGTCAAGGTTCATGCCCATTGAGTCTTTTGCAAATTGTTCTGCACCAATTTTAGTTACGTCTTTGCCAGGATAAAACACACGTTGCATGACGTCTTTTGCGATAGCACCAGGAGTACGTAAGTTACCCTTGTTATCGTATTGGCGAATACCGTACTGGTAGAGCTGTGCTCCCATGCTTCCTGTAGACAAAGCACCGACTGCATTTGCCGCAGTTGCGTTATCCATGTTTAAAGCTTTTGCAGCAGCGCTTGTTTGTTGCAATCCCATTTGCATATTTGCACTGCCAGGCATGTAGCTGTAGTTAGTAAAAGTACCGAAAGCTTCAGCAGTACCCATAGGGCCTGTGATGCCGCCCTTCATTGCCGCCATAGTGCTTAGCTGGTTTTGTGTGCGGTTAGTTCCGCCAAACATTGCAGATGAACCGTAGAAAGAACCAGCTCTTGTTGCAACAGTTCCAACATCTGGAAGCATGTTCATTCCAGAACCAATTACGCCCATAACAGTTTGAGCAACACCTACTGCTGCACCAAACTTTGCAGAACGCATTCCTGTTGCTAAGTACTGGCTTTGTATAGGTGAGCTAGTACTTTCGTAGTTTGAGAACTGCGCTGCAGATGAAGGTTTAGATGCAGGAACAGAGTTTTGATTTCCAAACCTTGGCGGTGTCGTTGGTATGTTTGTTGACTTGCCAAATAACGGAGTACCACTACCGTTACCGAACTGACCGCCATTGTGGATTGCAGCATTGACGTCCCCAAATGCTGCAGGTCCAATTCCTTTTATTTTTCTTAAGACGTCATAAACACCAGTAAGTTCTTTTTTGAGGGAGGTGACATTAGCAGTCAGGGTCTTTACATTACCCATGAAGTTAAGAGCCATTACTTACCCTTTCTGCTTTTGCTTTGGCTAGGTTTAGCCAATTGCGTCGTTCTCTTACAGACATATCTTTTATGTCTGAGAGTGTCCACCCCTCATGGTTAGCGCTTACTGCTGCCCATTCGGAGAATAGTTCAATGTACGATGTGTAACTACAAGCGAAACAAGGTTCCCAAATTAATGGAGACCGTTACCTCGCCTTCACAATCTGGGCAAGTAACTGTTAGGTCAGTAAACTGAGGCCCAGGAACTCGCTCACTAATTTCATTTACAATCTTTTTTCTATCTGCCATACCTAGGTTCTGAACTTGGATTGCGCTATAGACAGGGTCGTTATTAATCTTCATAACTGTGTTCTCAAGTAGAACAGTTGTTTGTTCTGCTTCAGTTTTATCCACACTATTGATTAGTGCCTTCTGAGTAATACCAGAAGGAAGGCGCACAGTAAAGATGTCTTTCTTTCCTTGAATAGTAAAGACACGGTCATTGATTGGGTCGGTTAGAAGTTTGAACTTAATGTCTTCATTAAGGTCTACAGTTACAACTTTGTAGTCTTCGCACTTTCCGCAGTATGACGGAATATCAATTTCTGTTCCAAAGGTTGTCTTGATAATACCTAAGAGGAGAGCATCAAGGTCACCTGCTAAGAGCTTGTCTAGAACATCTTCAGTTGCTGGAATGTCTCCAACCTTGACTGTTCCACGTTGCAAAATAGTAAGAAGAGCTTTTCCAACACTAGATGCTTTAGAGATAGTCTCTTCATCTCGTCCTGTTAACTCTCTCACTTCTGCTACACGGAGAACCTCCCCAGCGGGTGTGATGTACCCGCCAGGAAGGTCAACCATGTTATCCAAAGGAGATTTAATTTCTGGAGTGAAACTATTTTCAGGCACTTCGTTCATTGCCTGGTTTAAGAGATTGTTAGCCAATGCGGGGTTAGCCGCTGCATTAATTGTTTTCGTCATTTTTTTCCTTTGTTAGTTTAAGTTATGCTTTTGCTACGCCGTAGGTTGATGAAGCATCTGTTGAGAAGTCATTTGCAAAGTTAACGTCAAAGCCTTCGTGCACAAGAGTCATCTGTTCTACGAATAGAGCATTGTCTCCTGCGTTAAGGTCTGAGTATGCAAGTGATGTAGGCCAGCAGTTGTACACTTTGAAGCGCATACCTACGTGGTCAGTTGTGGTAGAAGAGACTCCGCTTGCTTCTGAACCAACTCCAGGAATTGGGTGAGAAAGGACTTTGATTTCCAAGTCCATGCGGAAGTTTTCAGAAACTCCACGAGTTGTTCCGCCACCTTGAACAGTAGCGAATAGGTTCTTCATCCAACCCCAGTTCTCTTCAGTTCCTAGCATTACACCACGTTGTAGTGTAATAGGAGCAAAAGTTGTTTGTCCTGGAATCTGGTGAACAGTGGTGTTGTATCCACCTTCACGGTAAGGAATAGAGTCTGTTGTTACAGCCATTCCTGATACTGAAGTGAAGCCCATTGTTGCGCTAGCAACAGCGCCTGTAGCTGCGCTTGCAGTTACATTTGTGCCAGGTAGCGATGTGAACGTAACCAAAAACCTAAAGTTACGTAATGGGTCTGTCACTAGGTTTGAGCGATTGTTAACTATAGCCATAGTTAGTTATCTCCTTTTGGTTAGTTCAGCGTCTTTTGGCTGAGGTCAATGACGATGAATTCTGCAGGGTACTGCAAAGCCACGCCAACTTGGATATGTACTTCACCCTGAGCAATTAAGTTTGAAGGGTTGTTTTCTCTGTCGCACTTGATGAAGTAAGCTTGTGCTGCAGTTGTACCACGAAGACCACCTTGGTTGCGGTATTCGTTTAAGAATGACTCAATTGCTGCGTTGATGTTTCCCCACAACTTTTCGTCATTGTTCTCAAAGAGAGCAAACTCTGTGAGTGCCTTCAAGCGTGCCTTGATGTAAATCAA